TCCATTGCTTTAGAAGTAACTTCATACAAATGCGATTTAATTATAAACATGTCACCGACTTTTATCTTAGGCACACTGCCTACGTATATTTCAATAGTTGTCATAAGGAATGTTCATTAAGTTGTTTAACTAATAATTTTCTATTTGTCTTGCGTATCGCAGCAAGTATGTATTTCCTAAGCTGATTTGGTGTGAGTGTTATACCATTAAGATAGGCAAACATCTCAACGCTATGTAAATTACCCGCTCCGATATGGAGCAGGTAACTTGTGGTGAATTGGAGAGTGCTCATAAAACGCCTAGATGTTTAGCCGTTGCAACCATTGACTTCTGGACCCTGTTAAAGTGGAATAACTCAGACTCAGTCAATTCTACACCTAAGGCGTTGGCTAATAATGCCCTGTAATGTATACGTTGTTTGTTTTTACTGTTAGCAGTTCTTAGTTTGTTAAGTAACTGTGTTCTCATTTCGGTTCTTTCTGCGCTGCTCATATAGAGTGTATTTAATTGTTAGTTGAATTTAATTAATCTTTTTGCTGACTGAGCTCAGTTGCGTTTAACTGATATGTAAATGTACTACTTTTTCCTTAAGGCAAGTACAAAAAGTGAGATTTTTTTAAAATATTTTTATGCGTTTTTGGGCTAAAAATGAGCTTTTTAGCGTTTTTTTGGGTTCCGCTCCTCTGTAGCCAGTCTTTCCATTACCAGCTTCTTGGTGTGCTGTCTGTTCTTACACCAATGGAATGTGAGGTGATACTTCTTCTCGAAGGTCTTGATGAGCCTATCTAAGCCATCCGTACTGAACTTACGGTCTTGACCTTTTGGAAAATTCTTATTAATAAAATCAGCGCGGCTACCTTCAACATATACTTCCAATCTTATAGAGTGGTAGGCCGCGCGGAACAGCTCATACTTGAACCTGTTATTGCCGCTCGTTAGTGTACCATATAAATCCTGTAATGACTTGCGCTCAATATGAAATGAGTTAAGCAGCTTCTTGGTAGTATAATCACCGACAATCAACGTGGCTCGGTTCTCTGACCAATATGGTAATTGTTCGCGCGTGTCTACCAGTATAATCATACGAGCTTCTTAAGCGGGTCGCGGTATAGATCGCGGTCGTTAGATGGTATGGAGGATAGTATCTTACTGATCTCAGTATCTATCTTCACACGTGCTGCCTTCACTCTCTCCATCTTAATAGAGTTGTAGTCCTTCCTGCGCTTTAAGTGCCGCAATCTTTTTATCTTCTGTGGTGTAGTCATAGTCCTGTTTGTTTCTTTACATACTTAATTAAATACTTCAACTCCTCATCCGCTTGCTTGATTCTATCTGGATACTGGTGAACATTAAAGATAAATACGTTGAACGGTTTCTCTTTCTGTATACCAATATAATAAAAGTCCTTTCGTTTAGTAACCGCGCGATACATAGCAGCTTGTAGGAAATCCATATTAGCTGCAAAGTCATGTTGGTTTTTATGTCGAGTGGTTTTTAAATCAGCAACATCCTTTGGTGGTAGTATATCAATATAACCACTCACCATAAGCCCCCAAAGTTTTTGTTTGAAATACTGTTCGACCTGCGCCTTAAACATCAGTCGCCTAACTACTGGGTGCAGCTCTAACGCCTCCACCATTGCTACCACTGACTTGGTATCCTCAGTGCTTAGTTTTAAAATTGGTTTCTTTTTTTCCAAGAACCTTGAATGTACTTCCGTTCCCACATCAAACCATACAGCACTTGTTTTTTTACTTGGGTCAACACAGTCGCGCACATTCTTAAGCGAGCTGTAAGATGCATAACCTTTTTCTTTAATGTACTGGAGTGCTAATTTATCACTCGGTTCAAAGCCAGTAGAATTTTTGGTCATATACTAAGTTTAAAAAATAAAGAAGGCGGGAACCACCCCGCCTTCACCCCCTAACAATCCGTGGTCACATAAAAAATACCACCCACGTTCTCTACTTAAAAAAATACTCAGTCACCTCTTCACCTTTCTCAACCTTCCAAGGGTCCTCACCTTCGAATAGCTTTTCAAGATTACAAGGTTTGGCTTGCGCTGCCCTGATAACATCTTTACCCAATGCTTTCTTTGGCGATGGTGTTACGGTGTACTTAGTTTTTAATCCCTCACCTTTCTTCTCAATATTCAAATCGTAGCTGAAAGGATTGCCCCATGCTGGGTTGGCTGCCAGCGCACGAATGGCTTTAATAACAGACTGCTGAGTGAGTTCCAATACTTTGATTGAATCATCATCACAGTCTACCACTACCATCGCAATAAACTTCTTTGGCGGATTTTCATCGTCTGCTGCTTCTGGCTCTCCATCTGACAACGGAGTACGAATTGGCTTCTTATCTACCCAGTCAATCCAGCCTTCAACAGGCTTAGATATAATACGGATAGTTGTTTCACCTTGCAGCTTGAGATAGTTAGCAGCTCCACCGGATACTGCACCATCTGAGATAAAGCTGTCTGACTTTGCGACCTTTGCGTTTTTTGACATTTTGCGTTTTGTTTAAATTGTTAATAATAAATTTTGTTAGCTAACGTTTACTAATATAGAAAATTTTTCGACATATAAAAACATTCTGGAAAAACAATAAAATATTACTTTTTCAGAAATTTTTTTAGTCTGCTCTTTTTTTAGTATTATAGTAGTCCTAGCAAACAAAACCCCCGTATGAGTAAACGCACATTCATCGCTATTGATATAGAGACAACAGGACTACACCCAAAGCCTTGGGATAAAAATTGCAAAATATTTTGCATCTCGGTCAACACTGGTAAAACTCTTAAGTTGTATGAGCCAAAGGATTTTAAACAGCTCTTTCCATTATTATCTGATCCGCAGACTACTAAAGTCATTCACAATGCGAAGTTCGACATGTTGTGGATTAAGCGGCTTTATAATATAGACATACGCAGTGTATGGGATACGAGGCTAATGGAGCAGATTATCCTTGGTGACAACCTGCCACGGTCTGAGAAAGATGAAAACATTCGCGAGCAGCTTAGTTCTTCACTTAAATATACACTCGCTCGTTACGGTCTTGCTAAGTTAGATAAAACAATAGGCGCAACGTTCGCCAATCGCCCTGTAGATAAACCACTCACTAAAGAAGAAAAAGAGTATGCTATTGATGACGTTCGTTATTTACTACAGCTACAAGCTATGCAAGAATATCGACTTGCTAAACTTGATTTGATGCGTGTAGCCCATCTGGAAAATAAATTGGTGGAAGTTGTGGTGGATATGGTAGCACGTGGGATTGGCTTTGATAAAAATATCTGGTTGAGTATTGCCAAACAAAACTTAGCAGAGTATAACTCTATTATAAAGAAGTTACCACCTCAGGTCAGTAATTGGAACAGCCATCAACAAGTAAAGAAGTATTTTCAAAGTGTTGGCATACCATTAACTACACTGCAAGAACTTGATGAGCTCACTCCAGTATATAATAACAAAGCACTCCACCTGTTCGCTCAAGCTCGTAATGTATATCAATCTACAACTACATTCGGTAGTAAGTGGCTTGAAGATGATGAAAAAGGCTCTGCAGTTGATCCTGATAATAGAGTAAGAGCAGACTTTGAGCAGATACTAAACACTGGCCGCTTCTCGTGCTCTCATCCAAACCTCCAACAGATACCTAGGGACGGGCAGCACCGCGCTGCATTTGTTCCTGCTAACGGTTATGTATTTATTGACGGTGACTTCTCAAGTCAGGAGATTGGTATTGCAGCAGCTGCGTCTAAAGAAGAAACATGGATAAAGGCTATTCTACGTGGCGAGGACGTTCATTCGCTTACAGCATCACTGGTATTTCAAGATGAGTGGGTGAAAGGTTACGAAAAGGGCTGCACGTTTCCTAAGAAGTGTAAATGTAAAGAGCATACAAAGTTGCGCGAGTACGCCAAGGTTACCAACTTCACTATTATCTATGGTGGTGGGCCGGGCAACATCTCCAAGAAAACAAAGATGGGCATGAAGGATGCGCAGAAACTTGTTTATAAATTCAAACGCTCTGTGCCCAAGCTCGCTAGATGGCTGGGGCAGAATGGTGATGCTGCTATTCGTGACCGCATTAGTTATTCAGCCGATCCATTTAAACGTAGGCGCACATTGCGTGACCCTGAGGATTGGATGCTGAGTAACATTGGTAAAAATAATCCTATACAATCCTGCGGCGCTAACATGGTGAAGCTAAGTATGATTTCATTACCAGAACCTTTCAACACTCCGGTACTTACTCTCCATGACCAGTTGGTGTTGGAGGTTAAAAAATCTCAGGCTAATAAAGCACTCAAAGTGCTTAAAGGTATTATGGAAAAAGCTGCTGACTACTGTACTGGTGTGCCTGGACTGATTAAAGTAGAGCCAAGAATTGCAACGAACCTATTAAAACAATAATATGAGATATCCAATCTATATACCAAGTAAAGGTAGGGCATCAAATCAAAAAACCGTTAAATTGCTGCTGGCTAATGGTATCGATAATTTTTTTGTGGTTGTTGAATCAAACGAGTACTTGGAGTACGGTAAGCATGTACCTTATAAAAACATTTTAAGGATGCACTCATCAAACTATGGCACTTCAACAAATGCCAGAAACTTTTGTATAGACCACTCTACTAAGAATGGGTTTAAAAAGCATTGGCAGCTTGATGATGATATTAATAAGGTGTTTCATCATGATAAATCTAAAATCATCCATAAGGATTTAAAACTTATTTTTGAGGCTCTTGAATCCATATCTGATTCCACTACTCTTGCAGGTATTACTGGTATTAGAACAGACAATTTTTTAAAGTCTGTGACTAAGCCAATAAGGTACAACACTTCATTAACCTCATTCTTCCTTATAACTAATAGTAGCATAAGGTTTAGAGGGACTATGTATGTGGACATGGACTACCAGCTCCAAGTTCTTAAGCATGGTTATAAAACAATAAAGTGTGAGGAGTACGCATTTGTTTTTCAAACACCTTTAAAGCAAAAAGGTGGATACTATGAGATATACGCTAATGATGAGAAAAGAATAAAGGCAATCAACGAGTTCCTAAAACTCAATCCAGATATTAAATGTCAGATACATCGTAATTCCCAAGGCTATCTAGCCTTAAAGAATTTTGGAAAAATATGGTCAAAATATAAAAACTAACCCTTATGAAAAACAAAGAAAAAAAGTTTAACCCTAAGCATCATTGGAAGGGCATGCCTGAGTTTGTACAGGAGAATGTTAATCCTGTCAAATCAATTATTGTCCACTTTGACTCTAAGGAAGAAATGCTAAAGCTGTCTAAGATAATAGGACAGGAAATAAATGCTAAAACAAAGTATATTCATTTACCATTCAGAAAGGCTGTAAGTGAAACAGACCACAGATGGTCAGATAAAAAGAAATAAGAATATGAATCCTAAATATCCTGTTTACATTATATCAAAAGGTAGAGCTGATACCAGACTTACCTCACGCACGCTTGAATACATGAATGTGCCTTATACTATTGTTGTAGAGCCTCAAGAGTACCTTGATTATGCTAAAGTAATAAACTCCAAAAAAATACTTGTAACACCATTCAGCAATCTTGGTCAGGGCTCTATACCCGTACGCAACTTTGTTTTTGAGCACGCTATTAAATCAGGTGCTAAGAAGCACTGGATACTTGATGACAATATTAAATATTTTTACAGGCTCAACCATAATCAAAAGTACCCATTTAACACTGGTACAGTCTTTAAGATTGCTGAGGAATTTGTTGATAGGTATGAGAATATTGGATTGGCAGGTTTTCAATATAGGTACTTTGTACCAAGTAGACAAAAGAAATCACCCTTCCAACTTAATACACGCATATATTCCTGTATCCTTATTAACCATAGAATTAATTTAAAGTGGAGAGGTAAGTATAATGAGGATACTGATTTAAGCTTGAGAGTATTAAAAGGTGGGTGGTGTACTATACTTTTTAACTCTTTCTTATGCGGTAAAATAGCCACCCTTGTAATGAAAGGTGGTAATACTTCAACTATATACAATACAGGTGATGAAAGGGAAGAGTTTGTTGATAGCCTTATTAAGCAACATCCAAAACTTGTTAAAAAGGTAAGAAGATACAACAGATGGCACCATGAGGTTGATTACTCGTCCTTCAAGCAAGAACCTATATTGAAAAAAGGAATTAAAATTCCTGAAGGCATAAACGAATACGGACTTGAGCTAATAAAATTTAAAGAACCAAAACCCTCTATTAACTTACAACTATGAAAAAACCACAAATTCAATGGTCAGTCATAAAGATTGACATCGCCAAGATTAAGCCAACACCAAACAACTTCAAATTAAAAACAGAGGACGGCACAGCGCGCTTCAAAACCTCTGTTGATAGTTATGGATTGGCCGGTGCTGTAATACTCAATGCGGACTACACTCTTATAGATGGTAATACAAGGGTAGAGAAAGCAAAGGAAATGGGTATCAAAAAAATTGATGCGTCTATACCCAACCGCAAGCTAACGCCAAAAGAATTCAGTGAGTTCTCTGCTATGTATGACATGGCACGTGCTGGAGAGGTTGATGTGCTGAGAATCAAGGAAGAACTTGGCGACACTGCCGCGTTCTTCAAGAAATGGGGCTTTGATATGCCTCAGGTCGCGCTTGCTAAGCTAGCCGAGATGGAAAAAAATGAGAAGGTTATCAACCCAACGGCAGCTCGTAAGATAGCAGACGAAGCAAAGGAAATTGAAACGGCAAGGATAACACTTCTATTTACACCACCGGAAGCAGAAGAGTATATTAAGCTATGCGAATCGGTGTACAAGCAGTTCAAGACAGACAACGTTACTGACTTATCACTTAAGGTGATGAGGTACGTGCGCAAGTCAATTAAAAAGTAAACTATTTAAACCCCCATATTTATGAACAAGCAAAAACAACCATTCAACTTTAGTGAAGCGTACTTTAAGAAAAATGAACGCGCTCAGCTAGCATCACTCAGAAAATTCAAAGAGGTAGCACCTTCATCAGCTAAGGTTTTACATGTTACTTCAAATGGTATAACAACTAATTTCAAACTTGAGTCTGATGGTGAATACTATGATAAGCATGGTGCTTCGCTCACATCACAACTTGAGTTACTTGCTAGGATAGGAAATTCTAAAGTATCTATTTATGCGGGAGAAAGAGTTTGAAGCACTGCACAAACGTGGGTTTGTAATACTCCAAGCATCTCGCTCAACTAACGCCCCAATAGGTTGGAAAAACCTTGCGACAAAAAAGTGGGGTTATGTAAACGAGATGCAAGACCCTGCGTTGGCTGTATATAAAAATACATTTAACGCGAAGATACTTGCCCGCTCACACTGTGGTTTCTATCTTGGCCACGGCAATCTATGCTGCATTGATTTAGATACAAAGAAAGACAGCGTTGAACGTGCTGAAGTGGAAAAGCTGGTTGCTACTATTATCAAAGCGTTAGGAGATTATGTTGTTGTTGAAACTACCAAATCGAGTGGTTACCATATTTACTTCTTATACGAAGAACGCCTACCAAATAATCCTGACTGGACAGGTATAAAAAAGATTGTTGATGGTAAACCTGTTTCAAACAACTGGATTGAGCTGTACTACTCAAAGAGGTTTATGGCGAGTTACTTGTCTAACTCTAAGAAGTACAATTTGATTCACGGTGAGATACTTAAGATGAAAGCAATGAAGCCTAAGGAGCATAACAAGCTCCTTAGCTTTATTGAGCCTTATAGAGGAAAAATTGTTGAGCGCAAAAAATCAGCGCGTAAAGCACCAGAGATTGATAAAGAAGTATGGGAGCAGACAGAAGCCTACGTTAAGCAGTTAGAACAACAAGGACTTGACATTACTGGGGATAATCCGCAATGGTTTAAGATTGGTAAAGCATTTGCCAGTGCGTTTGGAACTAAGGGCTTTGACATGTTTAATCGTGTATCGCAGTTTTCAGCTAGCTACAATGCCGATACTATTGAAGAGGTGTACAGTCGTTATGTTGATGATGATACAAGAAAAAGAGATGAAAAAATTACCATCCGCACGTTCTTTAAGATATGCCAAGATGCTGGACTAACAGACTTAAAAACGCTTCAGACGTTACAACTACATCCACCATCTGAGACAAAAGAGTTTCAATTGGAGTTACTCAAGAAGGAGACAATGGGTGAGCACAGCCACACGGTCGTAAGTGAATTTCTAAAATACAATCCGATTATCACTATTGATAAAAGTAGTTTCTACATCTTTGAGCAAACGCATTGGGTTAAGCGGGGGCCGCGTGAAGTGGTGGAAATGATTAACAGCTTTGTAGATCGTTCGACAATAGACCCACGCTTTATAAAACGCTTACGCACTATACCATACCTAAAGATGATGCTGGAAGAAATTGCACTCGTTACTCATCGTGATGCAATCGAGCCGCTCACTGGTAATCTTAAGGACGGTGTATATGTTAATATGGAGAATGGTATATTACACATCAATTTAAAAACTGGCAAGCGTAAGCTGTTAGATCACGAAGCTGGTTATTACTTTACCACCATACTACCTTACTGCTACGAGCCGCAAGCAACATGCCCACGCTTTGATGATTGGATGAGTAAGCAAATTCCTGATGAGGCATTGCACGAGGCTTATTATGCATTCGTTGCGAGCTGTCTGACTAAGCATAAAGCCGACATCATCATGATGCTAGCTGGTGAGACGAGTACTGGTAAGAGTTCATTGATAGATATAACAAGACGAGTTATAGGTATAGATAATTGTGCGGCAATTTCCGCAGGCACGCTTTTTTCCGGCCAACCAGACGCGGCTACTCAAGCCATGCAGATGGAGAATAAACTACTCGCTTATGATTTTGATTCGCAGCCATTCAAGCACTTAGAAATGCTTTTAAAGGTCGCCGCTCAAGAACCTATTATTGGCTGGCAGATGCACGTTACGCGAAGACCTGTAGTAAATTACGGGCGCTTAATGCTCGCAATGAACCCTTACAACTACTCAGTTTTTAATGCTGCTGTAGCGAGGCGTTTTGTTACTATCAACATGGATGTACAGGTAGAGAAAGACAATACAGTGATACCAGCTATCTATGAAAACGAATTAGCCGGCATCTTCAATCATGTTATGAATGTAGGGATGAAGCATCTAATTGAAAATGGTGGGCGCATTAAAGTTACTGGTGAGATGAAGAAGGCTACGCTTGACTTTCATTTAAACAATCGCGATGCAGTACGTTGGTTTAATCAGAAGTACATTGTACTTAAGCCATCAACTGATCTAAGTAACAAAACGACAGCTGATGAAAAATTACGGCGCGCTAATAAGGGTGTTGACAGAATTGTACTTACTAATTTGTCTGAGATGTACAGGGAATACAAGGTTTGGCTGGAGGATGTTGAAGGCTATCCGCCCGGCAAGATACAACTACGTAAGCATTTTGTTGCTGACTTAGAACTATACGGCGTTAAAGAGTCGATTTATAAGATAGCTGGAGTACCATCACGAGGGGTTTATGTAGGCATTATAAATGGTATAAATCCTAACATTTCTGGTGGCTAAAATGGCCTTGATCGGTTACAAAAACTTAAAAAGCAAAAGTTGTAACCGATCAAAAGTAAGAAAAAAGGTAAAAATTCGGTCAGCTGATACCGTCGGTTACAGTTTTTTTCTGTAACCGAGTGATAGCTAACTGCTTGATTACTAAGTCGGTAACATCGGTTACAGGGTTACAGTCTATAAGATTTTATAAAAGAGTAGTTGTATAGAAAGTAATACAGAAGAAAAGTTGTAACCGAGTAACCGATGGAATTGAAGGGTTTTATATGTCAGGAAAAATGAGTATATTCTACTAGTTGAATGGGGATGTCGGCGCGGCTCAGTAAAAATGTATGCTAACAGAATGGCTATGAAACTATACTCAAGTAAAATTATTTACCTAAGTAAAAATTAATGGCAAGGAAGAAAAAAGTTGTTGGTAAAAACACTCAACACGAAAAAAAAGTTATTAGAAAAAAAGATGGTACGATACGTAAAGATCAGTACAGAGGCCTTAAGCCATTCGTTAAAGGTGATCCAAGGATAAACAGAAGTGGTGCGCCAAAGAAAATTGTTAAGTTGCAAAATTTACTTGAAGCAGTATTTGGTATTGAGATTGATTCACCAGAAGAAATAAAAAAATCAAGTGTTGGAAAAATTCTTAAGGCTATGGAGAAAGGCGCGTTGAGAGGGAATATGCACGCAGCTAATTCACTACTCGATCGTATGTATGGAAGGCCTAAGCAATCAGTTGAAGTGTCAGGCGCACTTGAGGCACGTGAAGAAGTTAGTAAGTTAATGCCGTTTGCGAAATCTAAAAAATAATTTACTTGAGTAAACTTTTACGTATGGAAGAAACGTTCGCATACACACCAATGATCTACTATGTATACGAGCGCGTAAAAAGGAATCGGCTTAAGTTTGTTGGTAAAACATGGGGATTGCGGAAGAGTTATTTTAACACGATTAGTATTGTAGTATTTGTTCATCATCTAAATTGAGAACAGTGTTTACAAAAAAATGTAGCTGTGAAGTAGTAGTAAATTTTAACATTAAAAACGATAAAAAAGTGGCAAAAGAAAGCAGCAAGCAGAGACTTGCAAACCTTATTCAATGTTATGAGCAAACAGTAATAGCTGCTCAATCTATTTACGATGATGACGACTTAAAGGCATGGGCAATTGACCATTCGTTGCTTTGTCAAGACAAAATCAAAGATGTAAAGAAGAAGTTGAAGGACACTTTTAGTATTGACTACGATGCTACCGAGGCAAAAAAGAAAGTGATTAAAGAAGGTAGCGAAGCTGAAGTGTTGATAAATCACATGGATGGCATGAAGGGGGGCACAGCTACAATTAAAAGCTATTCGCTTCCTGCTAATATTTCAGACATAACCATGAAAGACGGCATGAAAATGAAAGACCATAAGTGGTTAACCAATGACGAGGTAAAACTTAAATAATTCACTAATAAAATTAAAAACAATGGGAAAAATGAAACCAGGTATGCCAATGCCTAAGCCGAAAAAGCCAAAAAAATAACAATGGCACAAACACTATTACAAAGCCCACCCATCGGCCCCTTCGTTAAAAAAGCCGGGGCATATTGTTTTAAAGACATAGATGTATTTCAATTATGAATAAACGCGGGGACAGGCGGCCAACTGAACAGCAATGATTATGGTACGCGCAAAATTTACTGTGGTGGAAAAAACGGAAACAGCAGACGCTAGTTTTTCAGTTCGATTAACTCCCATTATTAATGGGAGTGAGGAGAACAAAAGTTTTTATAAGTGGACACCTGGCGGTCAAATTCAACTAAGTACTATCAACAAAGATGCTGCTGAGCAATTACAGCCGGGCAAGTCTTATTATGTAGACTTTACAAAAGCTGAGGACTAATTGAAGAATGAAAGACATAGATGTTATCCTAAAATGAAAAGTTATGGGAAATTTTTTGCTCTATGTCTTTCTTTATTGCTTATTGGTTGCACTTATAGTAAAGATGTTCAACAAACTCAAAAGCTGGTGAGCGAGATAGTAATCAACCCTAATCTCCAATATTTAGTTGATCAGTTCAATGCTGGTAAGTCTGGCGTTGTGCAGGAAGGTTCATCACGTAGTGGTAAGACATGGGCAGACATCGACTTCATTATATGGTTGTGTAGCTCAGTAGAGACCAATGCAACGATTAATATCATCAAAGAAACATACAAATCATTTAAGACAACGCTATACGATGACTTCAATCGTAGGCTACCTATGTTTGGTATCTCATCACCATTCGTTGATAGGTCCGATGTAGCCCGCTTTGATTTGTTTGGGAATAAAATTAACCTCCTCGGTGCGGATAGCGACACTGTTTATCATGGTGTATCATGTGATTATTTTTGGATCAATGAGTCGCTTGATGTATCACAACAAGTATTTGATCAATCAGAACAACGGTGCCGCAGATTCTGGTGGCAAGATTATAACCCAAAGGTAACAGAGCATTGGGTATATGATAGGGTGTGTAAGCGTAGCGATGTTGGATTCATTAAAACAACTATCCTTGACAATCCATTTGTTAGTGAGATGGAAAAGCGAAAGATACTTGGTTATGAGCCTACCCATCCGAACGATCGTGAATTGCCTACCTCTAAACGCAGACCACACCCTACTAATATAATCAACGGCACTGCTGATGATTACATGTGGAATGTTTATGGACTTGGTTTGCGCAGCGCACCTGAAGGTTTAGTATTCCAACATGTCAACTGGATTAAAGATATTGAGTACCCTAATGTTGAGAAACAATTTTATGCGATGGACTTTGGTAGTGTTGATCCAACGGTGCTCGTACAAGGTTGTATTATAGGCAAAGACATATACTTCAAAAAGTTATTTTATGAGCCTTGTGATGCGCCCGATAAAATTGCAAACATGATTGACGCGCATGGTAAGCGTAATGAAATTATTTGGGGTGATAGTGCAAGTGCTGGACATATTAGTTATTTAAGGCGTAAGGGATTCAAGGTGTATGGAGTGAACAAACCAGCAGGCTCAGTTGCTTATGGTGTATCACTGTTAAAAAATTATAGGCTCAATATTGTTGATTGTCCTGAGTGGCGCAAAGAGCAAACAAGTTATAAGCATCGCGTGATTAATGGAATAAAGCAGGAACAAGACTTCATTGGTATAGATCATGCATGGGATGCTGCGAGGTATTTAGTTATGTCAAACTTTACTTAGGTAAATGAAAGAAGGTAGCAAGATATATTTTGCAAATGAGAAAAGACCTTATACTGTTAAGGCTTTAAATAAAAGGTACGCTGTATGTACTAAGCCTTTTAATTTAAAGCACACAGTATTATGTACCATCATTGATAGAGTTAATAAAATACGTGGGACTGAAAATTTAGTTTTTTGTATGGGTTTTGAAACTGCTGAAGATTGTAAAGAAGCTCTTGCAAGATTAGTAATGGGCGAAAGTGAGATAAGTGGTCGTAATTATAAATCTCTTGACATAATAAAAATAATATCATGACCATCTGGCAATACGGTGTACAAACATTCAATAACCTCTTTCGCGTTAAGAAGGAAGGTGGTAAGTATTTTTATATATCGTCTAAGTACAACGCGTGGGAGGAGCTGTCATATATCAAAGCATACTTAGAGCTACCTGAACTCAATGCGGTTATATCTACCAGTGCGCGTATGTTTGGTAATGGTGTAGTAAAGGAAGTGGATGATAATGGTACAGAGATTGATTCACCACTCGTGCAGAAGTTACGCAACCCAAACTGGATGCAGAACGGGCAGGAGTTTTTGCGCCAGACAAAAATTTTCCGGAGTATTTTTGGTAATGAATACATATACGAGTTACTTCCATTTGGTATGGATATGGAGCTTGCGAAAAAATCCGCTATCTATACCATCCCTTCAAATTGGATCAAGCCAAAGTATGATCAGGACAAGCCATACTTCTTTGAAGTGGAAGTACCTGAATCTTTTTACTATGAATTAGCATATCGTGGACAGTTAAAGAAAATACCAAACGCAAACATCCTCCACTTCAATGATGATCGTGCCGACATGGATAATGTTTACGATCATAACAATACTAACTTGACTGGTGAATCAAAACTCAAAGCGTTAACACCTGCGCTCAACAATTTGAAAATGGCTTATGAGACCAGAGGAGTGTTGCTTAAGAATCGTGGCGCGCTTGGTATACTCAGTAACGCAACGAGCGATAAGATTGGAGCAATACCACTTGAGCCCGGTGAACGTGAGCGCGTGCAGGAAGAATACTCACGTGAGTATGGTGGATTGGATGGTCAACGTCAATTGATTATTACCAGTGCTGATCTTCGCTGGCAACAAATGGCAATCAGCCCTGATAAGATGGGGTTGTTTCAAGAGACTGAAGCAGACTTCAATAAGATACTTGACGCGTATGGTATGCCATCAGAATTATTTGTGCGCACTGCTGGTAGTACTTATGAGAATCAGAAGCAAGCACGCAAGGGGGCATACGTTGACACAGTTATACCAGACGCTAATGAGTGGATCAGTGGTATCAATAATAAATATCGTAAGGGTGCGAAAACAAAATTGATAATGGATTATATGCACTTGCCGATCTTCCAGGAGGATTTGAAGTCACGCGGTGAGGCAATGACTCAGGTATTTAATGCAATGTCAAAGGCAATGGTTGATGGTGCGTTGACGATTGAAGAATATAAAAACGAGGTAAGAAAGTTTGGAATTAAAATTTAATTAATATGGAAAAACATAACAGTGTTAATGGCAGTTTAGGTATAGAAGAAAAACCTAACCATGTGTCACGTATTGTAAGACGCAAGCAAGAGCGTTTGCAAAATGAACTTGGGTTACTCCATGACAGGTTTCGAAATTCATTCATCAACTTTCTTATGGGCGATTGTATAACTGATGACTCAATCAACGAGCAGATAAAACAGTATGATGCTAAGTGGAGAACATTCTGCACTGTTAAAGGTGTTGGTGGTAATGTACCTTCAATTCTCAAAGGCTCGTTAGATAATATTTACAAGGTGTATAAAGAAAAATTAAATCAATAATATTATGGCAAAGAAAAAAACAATTACTAAAGAATCAGTGAAAGCTCAAGATGAGATTGCTCCTGATGTAGTAGAGGATACTCAAGATGAGATTGCTCCTGATGTAGTAGAGGATACTCAAGATGAAGCTGCCGCAGTGAAAACTGTTGCAAAGAAAAAAGGCTTATCGTCTTTTGGCTCAATGCTCGCAGCACAAAACGCAAAGCGTAAAGAGCGCAAGAAATTGTATGGAAAAGAAAATTAAAGAACGCATTGCTCAGGAGATTAAAGAGCGCGCGAAAAAAATTGATACAAAGCAAATTGTAAAGAAATGAAAACACCTAACATCGCCGGCAAGGAGTTATTCAAATGGTTGGTAGCTAATAAAGCGGAACTGATTGATGCTAAGAAGGCAGCAACTAAGCATGCGGATGCTACTAGCTTCAATCCTTTATCACTTACCCCTGAGGTAGCTAAAGGTAAGTACCTCTATGAAGACGATGAAGATGGTGGTAGCTTGAAGCGCACGATCATTGCCAACACATATAACTACCTTGACTCACACGGTGATGTGCATCTGGAGGGTATATTCTCCAACTCAATAGAGCAACGGAAGAACAGACCAGCACCGCATTTATATGATCATAACTTTTCAGTGCTGAGTAAAGTTGGCAAATCACTCAACTATACTGAGCGCAAAATTTCTTGGCGTGAGCTTGGACTTGGTAAGACTGGTATGACAACGGCACTCTTCCTTGAATCAGAAGTGAAGCGAGGTATGAATGAAAAAGTTTTTGACGCTTACCTTAATGGTGAGATTGATCAGCACAGTGTAGCGATGCGTTACATAAATGTTTCGCTTGCTGTTAATGACGAAGAGGAATATCCAAACGAATATAAAGTATGGCAAGAGGTTATTGGTAAAGTTGGCAACCGAGCTGAGGCTGAGAAGAAGGGTTACTTCTGGGCAATACGTGAAGCTGCTTTGCTTGAAACTTCTGCCGTACTTGAAGGGTCTAATGTACTGACACCAACATTAGGCAAAGCTGAACCGTCTGATGACACTCAGCAAAAAAATGTTCAACCACCATTCGTATTGAACAGGGTCGCGATTTTAAATAACTTTTTATAAACCAAAACAAAAAAGAAATGAATGACGAAATTCAAAAGGAGTTGGAGAAACTCTTTGGTGCTGCTGGTGAGAAAACCAAGGCAGTAATTAAAACGGAAGTGGCTGAAGCCTTATCAAAGGTTATCACTGCTGACGAATTGGAAAAAAGACTTAAGGCTGTTTCAGTTGATCCGAAAGTAATTGAAAAGTTACAAGAGGCGATTGAGAAGCAAGGGCTGGAGCTTACCACTTTCCTTGAAGGTAAGAAGAACGATGAGCAAACACTTGGCTCGGTTCTTCATGCTAATAAAGAAAAGCTGCAGGCTATTGCAAAGAACGGACGCGAAGCCGCTTTCAAAATTGTTCTGCCAGCTAATGTAGCTCGTAAGACTTTGGTGGAACGTTCGGCTGTATCGTCCTCTACTCAGGCAATGCGCTTGACTGAGATTGGTCAGCTTGATTATGTGAATGCAGTTATTAAGCCATTGTTCCGTAGCGTACAAATTTCTCCTGACTCAAACGGAGTTATCCGGTATGTAGACGAGAGCACTGCAACTCGTAATGCTGATGTAAAAGCAGAAGCAGCCGAAGCACCTGAATCAGTACAGGCATGGACAGAGCGTTCTTTGAACCTTTATAAGATCATGGATTCAATTCCTGTTACTATGGAGGCATTCAAAGATGTGAACTTCATCGAAGGTGAAATCAATCGTCTGTTGAATATCAACATGACTTTGAAAGAGGACAGCCAACTGTACTCCGGTTCTGGTGTTGCACCAAACTTGAAAGGGCTTTACACTTCTGCAACTGACACGCTGTTTGCTGCTGGAAGTTACAATGCCTCTGTTGACAACGCGAATGTATATGATCTGATTGCTGCCCTCCGTTCTTCAATGATGGGAGGTAACAAGAAGTATTCACCAACTGCTGTGTTGATGAATCCGGTTGACATCTTCAAGTATAAGGTGTTGAAAGGAACTGATGGTCATTACCTGTTACCTCCATTTGTTGGGCCAAACGGTGAGACAGTTATGGGAATGAGGGTTGTGGAAAGTGCACAAGTAACTGCCAACACTCTTGCTGTGATTGACTCTAAGTACGGTACTATCTACGAAGATGGTGGTATTGAATTGGAAATGGGTTATGTGGATGATCAGTTCACTAAGGACACCATGACCATCAAGGCTCGCAAGCGTACTGCGCTTTTGATCCGCACTGTTGATGAAGGTGGTTTCTTCAAGGTTTCCAACATTGCAACTGCAATTGCTAACATCGAAACACCTTAATAGTTGAATGAAGTAAAAATTGAAAATTAAAAAGATGAAAAAGTTTTATAACATTCTTTTATCAATCGCACTGGTAGCCTTTGCGATTGCTGGTGTGCAGGCTCAAACGCTTGCAATGTACAACTCGACCTATACCACGTTAGCTACTGACACGGCAACTAACACTGGTACGGCAACGGTTGGGAATATTGTTCCGTTGAAGCAGAATGGCGAGGCGTACTCCAGTACGGTTATCCAAGTCCTCGCAACTGATGTGAGTGGTACAACTGGTGGAACGTTATCACTTCTCGGAAGTGTTGATGGCACTACTTATAAAGCGTTAACCACTGCTGAAACTGCAACAGCTCTTGCGACTTATACAATCGCGGATGCTACTGCTGGTTATCATTGGCGACTTAATGGCTCACCCTTTCCATACTACCGAGTACAATTGGTTGGTACGGGCACGATGGTGACAACCATAGCGGCAAAGATTCATAGGAGTAAGTAAGTACAATCTAACGGATTACATTATGTTTGTTTTATCAAGCGACTTTGCGAGACTGCCTTACAAACTTCCTAATATAGAGGAGACAACGGATGAAGCTACAGCCATAGCGTCTGAGTTCAGTGTCTACATGCTGGAGAAGGAAGAATACATTCTCAAGAAGTTGCTTGGTAAAGCATTCTATGATGAGATGGTAGATCAGATTGCATTGCTTACAGCATGGGTTACTGCAACCAATTATGTAGTTAATGATGAGCGCACGTACAATAGAAAGTTATGGCGCTCGTTACAAGTGCATACAAGTAGTTCAAGTAATCTACCTGCTGAAGGTTCTGCTTTCTGGGAAGAGGTAACTGATAACGTTTGGGCAAATTTATTTTTCGGTGCTGATTATGTTTATGCGGAAAAAACTTATGAGTGGGTTGGTATGGCTGAATTACTTCGTCCATATATTTACCAAGCATGGGTGCGTGATACGTATGACAATCACACAGGTGCCGGAATGGTAGTTGCTTCGAACGAGAATGGTGTGGACATTAGTCCTGCTTTCAGAATCTCCAACGCCTTCAATAAGTTTAGTGAGTTAGCTGGTGGTCACTATTGTATTGACAACACGCTCTATGGTTTCCTTTATGTAAATGAAGATGACTATGCAGTGGAGCATGAGTACACGCCACAAGGTTTTATAAATTCTTTTGGTATATGAGGTATGTAGTCGATGATATTGGTACAGTGGTAGAAGCGATGGACGTGAGTGCTATTGATGGAGTAACTTCTGTCAAATACATATACGGTCATCGTAAGTCTATTGCTGCTCGCTTGAATACACGAGCTGAAAAGTACCCACTCATCGCACTAAAACTTGATACGTCTGAAGATGTGGTGGAAGGTATTCAGCAATTCAATTTGAACATCGTTATCGCTACGCTGACCAAAGGACAGTATACGGAAGAGCTGCGAATGGATAAAATTTTTCGTCCTGTGCTCTATCCATTGTACATAGAGTTCTTTAAACAATTGAAAAACTCCGGTCTGTTTATGTGGGAAGGCTCTCACAAGTATCCACCACATGTAAAGACAGACCGTCACTTCCTTGGTATCACTGAGCAAGAAGGCAACACGAAGTATATTTTTAATGATCCGTTAGATGGTATTGAGATTACAAATTTGAGAATTAATTCAACAACTAAATGCTAAAATAAATGGCAGCAGAAAATTGTGTAGATAAAGAAAATTTAGGAGTGACCAGATGCACGAAGTTTCCTGGGCCTCTCAAAGCTATGATCATTACGCCTCCGGGGTTTTCATTAACTCCTGCGGCAGCGTTGGTAAGTACTAACTGGCAGACTGCATTGCAAGATGTGTTGGCTGAAAGAATTTACCTGTGGCCTGAGTTTGATAAGATTGAAGATGTTAGTACTGAATCAGTTTATGACGAAGGTATCAACAGCGACATCTTAGCAGATCAGGGCAAGTATCGTTTCCGTGCTATGATCAATGCCGGATTGTGCATGCATAAAAACATGACCACACATTCTGGTAAAGGTGACCGCGTGTTTTTGATTGATAAGAAAAATCAGATCATTGGCACAGAGATGGCGAACGGAAATATCCGTGGGTTCAAACTTGGATTGCTCAACACTGAGAAAATTAAAATCAGTGATGGAGCGGCAGGCACTTACTCACCAGTGTACTTCGTTTTAAAAGACGAGACTGAGTTGAGCAAGAAAGGTTTGATTGTAGATGGTCAGGATTTTGTTAATGAGTTACTAAGCATCGTTGACGTTACGCTTGAGCTGGTTGGTTCGGTTTCATCTTCAACCATTGTGATTGACGCCTTCATCAGTTGCGATGAGGATACTCCTCTGACTGGATTGATTGCGGCTGACTTCCTACTCTTAACAGATGCAGGGGCAGCGCAAACTAAAACACTTGCAGAGTCTACCACAGTGCCCGGACGTTATACACTAACGGCTGGAACTACTTTCGTGGATGGTACTGTAACGCTCGTGCCTTCTGCCAGCTTATCGGTAGATGTATACGAAGCAGGCAATACGCTTACTGTTAATGTTCCTTAACTAATAAGGGCAGTGATTTAGCTGCCCTTACTTTTATGACGCTGAAACAACTACATGAAAAACTTTTATCCCTACAGGTGATGTATGGAAAAAACCTTGAAGTACTTCAGCTTGAAGTTGTTTATGAATTGGAGGATCAGATAACAGAGGCTAACAAGTCAATGCTATGGGAAGGAAAGAAAAGTGATGGTAAGTCAATGCCACCATATGCAAACAAACCTGGAAAAATAAGATTGTATGACCAAGGATTTTTCTATCAGGGATTTTTTGTTGAGCGTACTGGTAGCTTTCCAATAGTAATTGATTCGAGTGATGAGAAACGAGACATGTTAGTAGAGCGTTATGGTGAAACAATATTCGGCCTTGATAAAGTTGCGATTAATGAGTTGGCTAAAGATCACATACTGCCTGCTTTCATTAAAAAAATTAAAGACGAATTGGACTTATCATAATATTCCGTTTCGCCTGTTCATTGAAATTGTTAACACTGGTAAGACTGAGCTGCTTGGTGGGTTGGATTATAACGAGGCTTGGTTGCAGATAATTAAAGATAATGCAGAAGCAACAGACAACAGCCAATTCAACTTCTATACCAAAACGTTTTTGAAAAAATCGGCACTGGCCGCAAAGTACTTAGTGGAGAAAGCGAGTTTGTTAATGATAGCAATAAAGATTGATGAAGTTATTATAAATGATTTGCGCTTGAGAGGTTACAAGATTAGTACTGATAATGATAAAAAATATCTTGAGTCAATCAACGCAGGATTAAGGAGAGTCAGCAACTTATCAACAAAAATTGGTTTGGCTAACTCACAAATGGAGGAGATTATAGCAATGGCGAAAAGTGTTAAACGTAAAAGTGCAGACGAGTTACTGGCAGAGGTAAGTGCCGGACTTGGGTTTGCGGTTGATGATAATGTAACACTTGCTCGCTTCAATGAATATAGTAAGATAGTAGCAAATAAAAATAAACCTACTAATGGCCGAAATTAACAGGGAAGATATTTTTGGTGATAACCTGAGTGCACCACTTCAGGAGCTACAAGGTACTTTGGAAGATGTGCTTGGTACTCTTGACAATTTACGGCAGTCAGGTAAGAACATGGAAAAGACTTTCAAGGAGTCTGGTGAAGTTACTAAAGCAACAAGTAAAGACACTAAGAAGCTCGCTGATGATTTACTGGTACTTGATCGTAACGAAAAGAAACTGGATGATACTGTAAAGAAGCAAACGAAGACGCAACAAGATTCTAACAAAGCATTTAAGCAAACTACTGATTCACTTAATGAGTTAGCACCTGCACAAGTTGGTGCAGTAAAAGGATTTATGGCTATGGCTAAAGCAGCCGCAGCATTTTTAATGACGCCAATCGGGCTTGCTATTGCTGCCTTAGCTGCTGGTATTGGAGCACTGAGTGCCTACTTCAAAGGCAGCGAAGAAGGACAAAACCGTTTTAATCGTGCAATGGCTATTGGTGCGGAAGTATTGGAGTTGATTACTGACTATATTGAGTTAGCTGGTGAAGCGATCTTCAATACATTAGGAAAAGCATTCGAGTGGATCGGTGGTATAGCGGAGAAAGTTTTTCCAAATGCATCTGCTGCTGTTAAAGGTTGGGTTGATGACATAGTTAAAGAAGGAAACCGCATTGCTGACCTTGAAGAAAAATTTAATACGCAAGAGCGTGAGTTGATTGTCCAACGTGCTGAAGTAGCTCGCGATGCTGCTAAGCTACGCAATCAGGCAATGGAGGTTGAAGGTCAAGCGCGTCTTGATTTAGTTAATCAGGCTATTGCACTTGAGCAAGGTTTGATGGATAAGGAAATGGAGTTTGCTAAAACCAAATTGGAGATAGCTAACAAAAATGCAAGTGATGATCCTACCATTGAAAATAAGAAAGCGCAGGCAGAAGCTATTGGTGCGCTGGCTACTGTAGAGCAGAATTATTATGATGCTACTAAAAAGTTTGCCAAGCAAAAAATTGATCTTGAGAATGAGTTGAAGGCAGCTGTTGATGGTAGACATAGAATGGAAGTACTGGCACGCACTGCTGATATGGAGTATCAACAGACTGTTATTAAGGATGTGCTGCCTACTCAAGAGGCTGTTATAACTGGTAAATTAAATGAGGCAGCAGCAAGTATTACCACTGCTGAAGCTACTAAGTTCAACACTGATGCAGTTGCAGTTGATAACGAAAAAAGAAAAGAGCAACTTGGTTATGCTCAAATGGTTTCCAATAGTCTTGGCTCGTTAGCTAACACTTTAAAGAAAGGCACTATTGCACAAAAAGTTTTTGCTAATGCCAATGCTATAATGAACACATACTTAGCGGCTACTCAAACACTAGCTGATCCTAAACTTCCATTCGTTGCTAAGTTCTTTGCCGTTGCTGCTGTTATTGCCAATGGTTTAAGCTCGGTTGCAAAAATAAATAATGTGCAAGGATTTTTTAAAGGTACTTCAAGTTCACCAGAAGGTCTTGCGTTTGTCGGTGAGCGAGGAGCTGAGTTAATGAATGTGCCCGGACAAGGTTTAATGTTATCACCAAGTGAAGCAACTCTCACGCATCTTAAGCGTGGCACTGAAATTATACCACATGAAAAATCAATGGCTATGCTTGCTGGTAGTGGTATTGATATTGGTAAAGGCAATGATTTCTTAATGTTGAATCACTTGCAATTAGTAAACAACTCAGTAAAGGAGATTGGTAGCTCAATAGTAAATGCAGTTCAGGAAAGTACTGGTCGTATGTATGAGCAAGGCTCGCAAGTGTTTGCAGTTCAAAAGAGATTGGATGGTAGTCGTAAGTTAATACGTTTAAAGTCTTTATCTGCATGACCCCGTCAACACGCTTCACTTTCTTCCATGATACAGTAAGCCCATCAGGCACTGTAGTGAATCAGCCGTTGGGTTGGAGAGACATTGTGTTATCGTTAACACGTGATCCAGCTTTCCACTCGCTCGTTGAATATTTTAAAGGTGGGTTTGTGTGGTACGGTAGTGCCCGTACATTTATAATGGATTGTGAAGATGCTGATGGACCAGAAGTTAAGATACGTTGCCTGATTGAAATCAGATACAACACAACATGGTCAACTATATTTGATGGCTTAATTGATGTGAGCCAGAAGGAAGAGTTGAGTATGGCTAACAGATTCTATAAGTATGCCGCACCAATTATCCGTAATGATTTTTGGGCAACGTTTATGAATCGCAGGACAGTTAAGGTTGATCTGGAGGCTGCTGTTGATTTGGAGGGTAACGCTCGCACTGCTGTTAATAAGATTACTTTACCATTACCAAGTCAAGCTATACGCAATAAGTTTGAAAGACAGATTGATTGGGCTGACAACATTACCAGAACTATTGATGAAACTGCTATAATATCTGCTGATGTATCAGGTACTACAACTCAGTACTTAATTTTCTCTAATGCTATTTTAGTTGTCGATGAGATAAGCACACGAGTTGAACATGGAACTATTCTTAGCGTTGTTAAGCCTACACTTGATGGTAAGTATATAATTAAGGCAGACTTTGCAGGTAGTTATAATTTTGAAGCATCTATACGATACACCATTATACTTAGCTCATCAAGAAACTTTGACGTTAAATGGTATAGAGCAATAAAGAGTGATGGGGTTATAACTGAAACACAGATTGGGAGTACTCAGTCAGGCACTAATTCATTAATCACTGATGATGGTGCAAGGACATTAAGTCTAACAGTTGATTTATTAGTTGGCGATGAATTTTATATCTATGGTAAAATAGTTATAAGTTCAGCGGTTGGTACCATGTCATTTTTTCCTGACTACGATTCTGATTTAGGCGCTCCCTATGATCCTGTTTATACTCAATTGGAAATTACTGCTTACACAATATTTCCAGATAGCACTACTGATGCCTACTTAATTAAAGACGCATTTGAAAGTGTGTTGAGTAAAATTATAGGGCAGAATAGTGTTATTAAATCAACCATGTTTACTACTTGCAAGCGACTCAACGCAGTGTTCCGAGGTATACATGGTAGAGGTTATTCATTCACAGATAAACCATTTACCACCAGCTTTGACGAGCTATGGAAAGGCTTTGAACCTGTTGCTAACACCGGTCTTGGTTATACTGAGGTTGCTGGAGTTAAAAAGATTCAGATTGAAAATAAATCCTTCTTCTATGGTCAAACACCTTCTGTATTTTTATCCAACGTCAGCGGATTAACTCGCAGATATGATCTTGAAAAACATTACAAGACTATTGAGGTAGGATATTCAAAGCGTTTTATTGAAGCTGCTGGTGGTGTAGATGATCCACAAACATTGGCAAGCTGGCGCACAAAGTTTAGAACCATTGGTAACGACCTAAAAATAATTTCCACCTTCTTTCTTGCTTCACTTGGTATAGAGCAGAACAGACGCAACCGAGTTGAGCTAAACAAAGATGGTAAGATTGATGAGGATATTATAATGGTTGCCGTTAAAGTAGATGGTAGTGATTACACTCCAGAAATTGGTACCGACTTCAATGCAATTACTGGGCTGCTAAATTCTTCCACTCGTTATAATATTCGACATGTATGCGCACGAGTATTTAAAAGATGGCAGAGTTTTATTCAAGGCTGCTTACAACATACCACCAGTGAATACTTTTATTATTCTGGTGGTGAAGGTAATCGTACAATGTATTCGCAATTTGAAACTACTGACTGCGAGGCAACTGACGATCCAGAACCTGTGTTAGTGGAGGATGCAGATATTGCAGTGAGTACTACGGACTACTTATTCATCCCAAAAGTATTTAAGTGTAAGGTACCTATGAGTAAAGTAACTTATGACGCGATACTAGCAGATAAGGAAAATGCGATTGCAATAAGTCAGGATGCTACCACTTACATCCCAATGCACATTCTTGATTTTGATTATAAGATATTTGGTGGTTATGCTGATTTACTTTTATTGCAAGCATCTGCATCAACAGTAACTCCGGGTGCTGACGTTATACTTCAAGAAGATGGCAATGCTATTTTAATGGAGGATGGAAGTAGTAATATATTGATTGAATGAGAAGGCTAGTTATTTTATTTCTGTTGCTTGGTTGCACAGATGAGAGAATAGTAATTTATAAAAATTGTTTTGACATGACATTACCACAAGGAAATCCAGTTAAGTTTTGGTTGAATGGAGTTGAGTCTTTCAATGAGAAAGTTGTGGCTGGTATGCAGCAGGTTTGCTTTAAGCAAAAGTTTAACTCGGATGATGTTACTAAGATACAGTTGTTTGATGATACTGGTGTGACTTACCAGCTTGTGTTAAAAGACGAGGATGATGCAGTGATTGACTACATAGATTTTGTGGAGGATACAGATTACTATACTGTTGAAATTGACTTTGCAGATTACCCAGATAATGAATTTATAAAATTATTTATCACAAGCTCGGTTGGAAATGTTTACTACTTAGCTCCTGATACTGGTTGGACTACTGATGGCAGCTATACTGCGTTTAATGTTTATGGTTCTACTAACATAGCCAAAAGTGCTCCAACTGTTGCTGATTATGGTGCTCATCAGCCAGCTGTTTTATTATCTGGAGATGTTCCTGACCCTATCACTGTGCCAATAGTTTATGTTCATGGAGGAGTTGGTAGTAATTATTTACGCTTTCAATTTATAGACGCAGGAGGCACAGCCGTATCAGAAGTTGTTGTGGAGTTAACTGCAAGCATGGCTACTTCCTTGAGCATTACATTTCCAGCTCTGTCTGCTAACAGTGACCGCTTCAGAATTATTTTTGAATCTCTTATTTTTGGCAGCACTATAACAATCATTCCACCAGTAGGGGATATAATGTTATTAAACGACTATGCTGCTAAGTCTGATTTACTACATATAGCTGATCATGACGATACTGTGCTCATTCAGTATGGAGATAAGGCTAACTATGCTGGTATTGATTATAGCAATGAGGATATTTTTGCTATACGGTTAGATGGTAGATTCACAAAAGAGCGTACACCAGAAGAAAACGAAAGCGATCAGACGAGCGATGGTACAGTTGAAAAACTTTCCAGTACTCTTAAGGATCAAAAGTTACTTGAGATTGAATACGCTCCACCACATATCCACAAACTTATGAAGCGTGTGCTCAACCACAATACTATCTATATTGATGGTGAGTATTGGGTAAAGGAAGAGAATTATGAAGCGCGTGATGTTAGTAATTCACAACCATTACAACCTGCGACTTGCTGGCTAACTCAGAAGGAAGATGGATATAACACAAACGTTTATGGAACAGTAACAACAATTTAAAATTAAAACTATGGATTTAACTTACTTTGAATTTTTTGCAATCGCAATGCTGGGGGCATTCTTGCATGCACTATTTAAAATTAAATCAATTCAGGATAAAGCGAAGCTCGCACAGGTTGCCTTCAAGCCGATGGATTATTTTAAAGAGGATTATGTAAGTCATTTGATCTCCATTACCACCATCTGCCTTGCTTTGTTCTTGGTTAAAGAGGTAGTAAAGTTTAAACCAGAGGCTGAAAATTATTTGAGAGTATCATTTTCATTTATTGGCTATGTTAGCAATGATATAGCAAGTAGATTTTTTGGTGCTGTGAATACACGAGTTAATAAAATCATTGATCAGAAAACAACCGAGGCAGATAACACAGCAGGAAGAACTGAACCAACTCCACACAAATGAAAAAAGTATTATTAATTCTTTTATTACCACTAACTCTTTTCGGTCAGAGCCAGAAGATTAGTGACATGACGAGTGCAACCAGTTTGACTGGAAGTGAATATGTTCCAATCGTACAGACTACCAATAAGAAGTCAACTGTTACTCTGCTTCGCGGTTGGGCTTCAACTATTGGTACAGCAGGGCAATTAATGAAAGTCAATGCGGGCGCTACTGCGTTGGAGTTCTTTACACCTACATATCTAACAAGTGTTGGCACTGGTGTAGCCAATGAACTTACCTATTGGTCAGGCACAAGTACTTTAGGAAGTTTAGCAACTGCAACTTATCCATCATTAACTGAATTGAGTTACATTAAAGGTGTAACAAGTGCTGTACAGACGCAACTTGGTACAAAGATAAGTTTATCAGGCACTCAGAATCTTACAGGTGCAAAGGTAATAGGCGGAGCGTATGATTTAGAGTTAGGGACTACAGGAAATGAGCTTACAGCTTTAAAGGGACGAGCAACCACAGTTGATTTAACAGGTACTCAAGCTGGATTTACTTCAAGTCTTTATTTGGCCACAAGTGGTTATTTGAGAAATGGTAACTATGCTTTAGAGTTTGATCCTACGCAAATAAGAATAACTAATACCACAAGCCATAAATTAGAATTTGACGCTACTGGTGCTATACTAAATCTTGGTGCTACTAATGCTACCGGAGATATTTACTACCGTAACTCAAGTGGATACCTTACACGATTACCGGTTGGAACAAATACGCATGTGCTAACTCTTTCAGGTGGTTTACCTTCATGGGCAGCGCCTTCGGGTGGAGGTGGAACTTGGGGTTCAATAACGGGTACACTTTCAAGTCAGACAGATTTACAAAATGCATTAGATGCAAGATGGAGTTTAGCTAATGGTGGAACTTTAACCGGAGCCATTGACATTGTTGGTACTTCATCTAACACGATTAAACATTCTTTTGCTTCACTTGGCACAACACGCACTGATGGTGCAGGGATACATCTTAGAAATACAACAGCAGCAGCGGCAGGTGCTCAACAAATTTCACCTTCTATAGTTTGGGAAGGGCAGGGGTGGAAAACAAATGCAACGGCAGCAAGTCAGAGTGTTATTTTCAGAGCCGATGTGCTACCATTACAAGGCGCAGCAAACCCTACCGGAACGTGGGAGCTTGCCAGTGAAATAAATGGTGGAGGTAAAACGACAAGGTTATCAGTAACAAGTGCAGGTCTTACCACTACTGGTGATCTTACTCTAAGCTCAGGAAATTTAACTATTTCATCAAGCAGGATAATACTTTTCAATGGAGGACTTGGAAGTTTAAGAGCAAATACAAACGCTGGTTTAGAGTTTAGAACTAATGCAAGTACAACAGTTCCTACTGGTGGCTACTATAGATTTTACAATGGTAACGGAAACTATTCCGCTACCAGTGGAACGCTTAATATAATAGCTAACGAAACAGGCTTTGCCCCTACAAGCGGTACGGCTGTTTTCAATGCTTACTTAGGAAGTGGAACAATTAACCAGACAGGCGGGGCTAATGGAGTAGTGAGTATGTTGAAACTTACACCTACTTATACAGCGGCTGATGGAGACGTAAACGCTTTATATTATGATCCTACTGTTACCAGTGTAGTCGGGGTAAACTATTTCTTACATGCAACAAGTGGTAAAACACTTATCGGGGGAACCACAATTACATCAAATACCTTTCACGATTTACGTGGAGGTAGTTCTACTGATAAAATACTTAGGTTAGCTGATGGCAGCAACAATGAACTATTCACATTTAAAGCAGATAAAGAATACGAGGTAACTCAAACGAATGGTAAGTATCAGGAGCGGCAGCCTACAGGGACTACCTCTGCAACAGTTTATAGCGAAAATATTTATTCATCGTCTGACATATCAGACGGCCAGAGCGTAACCATAGAAGTTCTATGGACTGCGAAAGGCTCAGGGGCCAATACAGGTGCGGGTGGAATATTTTACACTACATGGACAAAGGCAAGCGGCACGCTGGCAAAGGCAGGTGACAACCAACTTGTAACAAATGATAACATGACTGGCTCATGGGCACTATCTACCAGCGATAGTAGTGGCAGCATTGCGCTTGCATTCACTGGTACTGGTGTAGCCAATTCTGAAATCTCTTTAGTAACCAGAATAATTAAATCAAACTAACTATGGCAAATATAAAATTCAACATTGGAGTAGATGCAAGTACAGGCAAGAGGTTAAAGTACGAGCATAGAAATATTGATGTGGTAGATGGGCAACCTACTAAATTAATAGGGGTTATCTCCTTCCATGAGCAAAATGATGCTGAGGCTATACCAGCCAACTCATCAATCATTGCAAAACGTTCCATTGAATCATACCGAGATGATTATGTTACAGTTGGGCGTTTGATTAACCCTACTACAAAGTTATATGTATCGCCAGGAACACCGGGCGCTGTATCAATGGAAGTGTACTTGCAAGACAAGGCTATCAATTCATTTCCAAACGTAGCCAATGCCGATCCGTTCTGGGATTTGATTGAAGGTGTATGCAAAGAGATAATTGACATTCGTAAAGCTAATAATGAGTTTACACTGATATGAAAAAACTACTCATATACTTACTCCTTTTACCTGCTTTAGCCTTCGGGCAGATAAGCAAGAAGCAGATATTTTTTGCGCTGGCATCCAGCGGGTCTTCTGCAAGTACTGCTATACCTGATGTAGATTTTACATTCAAACACATTCAGAGAACCAACGCAGCGATTTCACTTGTCGCAAACATCTCAGGAGCACCAACGGTAACAAGTGTTGTATGGCAGGTGAGAGACAAGACTGGCCTTCTTGTAGGAATGGGAACCTCTGGGCTGAGCGAAAGCATTCCAGCTATAACAACTCGCGGATTTTACGATTTGTATTGTTGGGTAAAGACTGCTACCGATCAATACCCGATTGAGTGGGAGGATGCATTTTATGTTAACACTCCAAAGTTTACAGAGGGTGAAGCTAACCTGGTTATCAATCTGGCAAGTGGCAATCATTACACAGATTTTGCAGAGGCATCTAATCCTAACTATAAAATTTATATAAAAGGAAGTGGAACGGGTTACGTTGCCCTTCTTAATCTGTGGGGTACGTCTGGCAATCCGGTCATCATTCAAAAAGAAACTGGCAATACTGATATTACTCAAACTGGGATAAGTGCAAGTGATGGGTTAGTATTGACAGGTTCACGGTATGTAATATTTGATGGTTACAATGATGATGGCACGAGAGGGTATAATCTTGTAATGCCTACCGGCTCACTCTTTGGCGTTCGTTGTGAGAACTCCAAAGTAATTACTGATCTACACCTGATGGGTTTGGATATGGATCGTACTGGAGCCACAACAGACCGAGCGGGTATAAGCTGGATTCCTCCTGTTAATGTTACATATAACGCGACAAATTGGATTTCAAACAACCTTGCGATTTATGATTGCAGAATTAATGGAAGCGGTGCAGAGGGTGTTTACCTGAATTACACAAACGACACACCACAGTCTACTTACATACCTCCTAAATCAAGATATGTAGTTATCGCATGGAATGAAATTACAGACTCAGGTAATGATGCAATTCAGTGGAGCAGTTGTATAGATGTGCGTGTTCACCATAACTTTATTGACACCTGGGGATTACAGCAATCTGCCTCGCACGAAAATGCATTTAGTTGGAATGAAGGTAATGCAAATTGCAGGGTATTCTCAAACTTTGCTATCAATGGAAAAATGGGTTTGAATGGAAAAACCGGATTAACTCCTTACAACGTTTTTGCATCTGAAACAACCCCGGCAAGTTCACCAAATTATTTCTATGGTAACATTCTGATTCAAGGAACGGAACCAGGAGGAGCAGCGGAACCTGTGTTTAATTATTTTCGGACCAATGGGACAAGCACAAACACCTATCCGTTTCACTTCTTTAACAACACGATTGTTTGTAACAAGTTAGGCAACACGATTGCATTTGGTTCGGGTGGGTATAGAATACCTAACTTAGTTTGGGCTAATAACATTATCGTAAAGACCGGAACGAGTGGCGATTACTCTGAGCTTGATTTTACAGGTGCAGGAACATTCCCAACCACCCCAACAGTAAACAATCTTGTAAGAAGCTACTCAAGTTACTCCGATATTTTATTTGTTAATGGAAGCGGAACCACTGCGGCTGATTATGAAATAACAAGTACATCAAGTCCTGCATATACAGGCGCAACAGATATTACAACCGTTGTTTCAGGTGTTGATCTTATAGACTATACAGGGCTACCCCTTAATGCTTCTGGTTACGCTCACGGTGCTTACTCAGGGTATGACAGAAAAACTATCACACCAACATTTAACGATGCGGCAGCGGCTACGTTTAGTAGTGCTCTTGCAGTTGGATCACTCACAGAGCAAGGCGGCACCATTACTTTTAATGCAAACAAAGAAGGGTTATTGTATTGGACGGTGGTGGCTAATAATGCAACTGCTCCAACTGTTGCGCAAGTACGAGCAGCAAGTGGTATAGTATCAGGTTCAATACTTGATCCTGGCACGGCATTAACCGGAACTATAACGGGGTTATCACCATCAACAGCATACGATCTTTATGGGGTTTTTGTAACGAATGAAGATGTTGCTCAGGCAGCAGTAACCAAAGTAGATTTCACAACTACAGCCGATGCGGTAGCGCCAACGCTGAGCGGCTGGGAGATTACCAATGCACAACCAGGAAGAATCTATTTTAACTCGAGTGAGGTAATAACAGCCACAACTTTCTCAGGCTTTACTATTGCCGGAATAGTTGGCACCGCTCCAACGGTTACAGGTGTAACAATCAATAGCGGCCAGACAACAGGGCATTACTTCACCATGAGTGAGAATTTTGAGGCTATTGATTACCTGACAACGATTGCTTACTCAGGCAGTGGATCAAACTTACAGGACGGTGCTACCAATGCGCTGGCAAGTTTTACAGCCACAAGCGTAACGAATAACATTACCTACAGTAAGAGAGTCAACATCAACATTACCAACTTCGCAAACAATACTGGTTTATCAAGTTGGAACGATGTGGACTTGGCTGGCAATGTTAGTGTAAGAACATTGGTTGCTAACCTGGATGATATTAACAATGCAGCAACAGGAATAAGTTTTGCTATTACAAACGCATTCCACGCTATGCAGAACGCTGTTAATGCAACCGCAGGAACTTACATAAGCAATGCAAATGCTATTGTAAGAGGTATGGAGGTTTATCACACACCAGATAACTCAGGTACACTCCGCTTTGCAGGGCTTTCAGCAAGTCAGGGTTTTGAAATGATTTACCTAATTAAAAATACCTTCGGAACAGGTGCAGGAAATATTAACGTAAACGGAGCTGGTGCTGTAGGCTACACAACTGGAACGGTAGAACGTAAGGTTGTGGGAACAGCTGATGGTAGTGGTAATGTTGACTGGGTGATGACTCAGACCACTTCCAATACTTCTGAGTGCGTAGTGGCAATTATCTTTTTAACTAAATAAAAACAAACAAAAAACAACTATGAAAAACTTACTTATTGCAATTCTCTTACTGGTATCAGCAAACGCTTTTGCTCAAACCACTTACACGTTCGCGACTTATAACCCATTGGAGATTACAGCGCCTGACAACACCAACACCCATATTCTCCAATGCTCTACTGCTGGTGAGACTGAGGTGTTGATTAAATTTCCTTCTGGTAACGCTGGTACTGTAAAGGTCAACGCATCTACCAGTACAATAACTTCAAGCCCTTCTTTGTCCGCAACAACTGATGCGAATGGTATTGTTGTAAGAGCGACTGCAAGAACTGGTTATAAAATTTATTTGAGGTTCAGCAATACAGGCGACAAGGTAGTAATAACCAAGTGGTAACCTATAAACTTCTTTGATGACATGAGTGAAATTAACCAGTGGATATACGGGGCTTTAACTATTCTTTTTATTGGTTTGTTTTATACGATCAGAGAGATAGTTGATATGAAAAAGAAACAGGATACAATGGAGGCTACCATCAACACTACTCTACCAATGATTAGTGCACAATTGGATGAGCTGAATAAAACTGTGAAACTGTTCCTTAAGCAGGAGATTGATACACTTAAGGATATTGCAAAGAGTAACCGCGACCGAAACAATAAAGAATCTGAAGATGATGAGTAGCTATTATTGGATATTAGATGCTGGACATGGCGGGGAAAAAAATGGTGTATATACCACTGCGCCTGCTAAGATGCACAGATTTGGAGATGGGTTTGAGATACGTGAGGGTGTTATCAATCGCCATGTAGCTACAAAACTACAAGCCAAATTGAAGTCTGAGGATATTAGTTTTGGATTGGTATACGATGATGTGGAGGATACACCACTGGCTGCAAGAGTAGCAATAGCCGACAAAATTTTTGCAAAAAATCCGAACGCAATTTATTTATCTATTCACTCCAATGCCGGACAGGGGAAAGGATTTGAAGTTTTTACCAGTAAAGGGCAAAACAAATCTGATAAGGTCGCGTACTTCTTTTGCGAAAAGTATAAAGAGCTATTTCCATACTTCGCCTTTAGAGCCGATCAGGCAGATGGCGATGCAGACAAGGAGGAGGATTTTTATGTACTTCGCAAAACAGATTGCCCTGCTCTGTTGGTTGAGAATCTTTTCTTTGACAACAGAACCGAAGCGGAGTTCCTTGCGAGTGATGCAGGTCAGGAGGCTATTGCAGAATGTCTTTTCCAATCTATCAAAATTGTTGAGCAAATAAAACCTATATGATAACGCTAAAACTTTTGATCTGGTTACTACCAATATCATTCAACGTGTGGACTGATCGTAAAGGTCGTAAGCCGGATTACTTGGTTATGTTTATACTCCGAGGATGCGTTGCTATTCTATATCTTGGTTGGGTGTGGGATGCGCAAGGAGGTTATCATCTTATTGACGATGGGGGGAATCTTACACCACTGGTAATGTTTATGATAACAAGTTGGTGGATATTCTTTGAATTGGGGTTAAATGTAGTGCGTGGAAAAATTAAGCAGTTAGGATTTTGGAAAGGCCTGCTATACTTTGATATTAAGGAGAAGGATAGCGGCTGGATTGATAGGTTCTTTGCGAAGTACCAGAAGTTGCACACACCAACAAAACTATTTGCGTTATTGATTATGGCTATTTCAATCTATACCATTTATGCTACCAATTAATAGAACTACAATCACCATTGCTATACTGGTTATACTGCTGGCTGCTATTGGTATACAAACAGTCCGCGCGTCACGTTATAAAATCAAAGCCACATTGGCGGAGAATGAACGCGATCAGGCTGTTGTGTTTGCTACTGATACAAAGAAGGAAGTGGAGATTTATCGCAATAAGGTGGGAGTGGTAGTAACTAAGTCTGAGCAACTTGAGTTAAGTCTTGCGAATGTTGAGAGGTTGCGGGATACCGAGCGGCTACAATTTCTTAAACAGTTTGACAAGTTAAAAAAAGACTTGCGCAATTTGGAAGCGGCTGGCACGTTTGATTGGTTGGTAGAAGAGGATTCAATACCAATGGTTGAATCGTTTGAGCCATGCCCTGATAGTATTAAAGTGTTTACTTATAGACTGAAAGATCAGTACAATGATATAGAAGCAAAGGTGATTGATACTCCTCGGTTTGATATACGAGTGCCTGTACAGTATGTTGACTATTGGGATCGTAAATGGATTTTTGGCAAGAGGAGTTGGCACCGTGAAACCACCAGCCCGAACAAGTTAATCAGGCTGGAGGCTCAAGAAAGTTTTGTGGTGAGTAAAAGGAAGAAACGTTAATGCTTTACTGTTTCATTCCTTTGACGTAAGCGATCATCAACACTACCATTGTGCTTGCTTGGTTTGGATGAGGCACAACCGGATAGAAGGATGAGGAGTACTACTATGTATTTTGATACGATGGCAAATTTACCATTGGCTCGTTTAGGTAATCCTTTTTCATCAACCTGTAGTAAAACTTTAGACGGTTCTTTAAAACCTTCAGCATACGGGACTATTACAACGGTTCCAATATGAACATCCTCAATGGCGGGTTCAGTTATTACAACTAAGTGACTGTGACCCATTCCATTTGTAAGCCTTGTAACATTAAATTCTTTTTCCATAGTTATAGAAGGATGAGGAGTAGAAGGTATTTCATGGCTTTTCTTGGTTAGGTTGATAGGGTGGTTTAATTCTACAGATAGATAACTCCTGTTCAAACGATTCAATTACTGTTCTCATGTACCGAACATAAATAGGGCTTGCGATATATGGTTTTTGGCCAGCATTAATCAAATCCGCTGCTAATTGCTGTATCTTTAAACTGATGCTTTCTACAGACTCAGCTTTAACCATAGCCTCACATGCTCTATCCCATGCATCCTTAGCTACCTCTTGGGCGTAAAGTTCGGCTGCTTGCCTGTATAGTTCATTAACTTCTTCTGATGCTTTGAACCACCAATCTTTGAATACTTCATCTTTACACTGATCAAATGTTTTCATGGCTGCAATAAGTTAATCAGTATCCAGGCAATAAATAAAACAATTCCTACCAATACCACAGCACCAGCGAGCGCGATGAGTAAGGCTTTTTTAGTTTCGGGGTGTATCATGATTTTATAGTTATAATTCGTGTTTGTTTGTAGCTATTCCAAAGTGCCTCGTAGTCACTCCAAATCTTCCGGCAAACATTATCAAGATTAAAGGTAGCTTGCACATCTTTGTTTCTTGCTTTGATACGATCATAACGTACCTCTTTAGTAGCCTCACATACAATCACCAGATCAGCGTAGAAGTTTTGTAGCTGTAGTCCTTTACGAAGCAGACGATAACCAAGTATGCCTTCGATAACTTTTAATGGTGCTTTGTCTTTTTTAAGATCGTCCATCAAAACATAAAGAGCCTGCTCAAAGCCATATGGTATGTAATCATCAGTATGGTATAAGCTGCCATCAAACTTGAGAGTATTGGAGAATGTTGTCTTACCAGTAGCAGCGTAGCCGATGATGACTACGTTACCTTTTTTTGGTAGCTCTATCTTTTCCATTTAGCTTGTTGGTTAAGTCTTTTAAATCGTTACCGTTACTCAATGCCCAGAGTATACCAGTAATCAGTACACCCACTTGAATGCCTAGAAACAAGATGAGCGCGTAGGTTTTGAAGTCGTTCATAACTTATTCTTTATTGCTTTAAGATGATACCCCTGTTCAATATACGCCATAATGTTGGCGAGCTTATCAACGTCCTTCTGAGTGAATCGTCTGTAGTGGTTAACAGAGCGTATAGGAGTAATATTAAAGTACTTACAGTAGTACCTTATAGCGCTGCCTGAACGATTGAAAAGTTTTTCCAAGTCGCCCATGAGCCAGTAGCGTCTTTCAATTGTCTCAATTATTTTTGCCATACAATTTGGTTTAAGTTTGTTATAGGGTTGGAGATATACGCGAAGCCGTCCGGCCACTTAACTTTAGTAATAAGTGCTCGTGGGGAGTCTAACTTCCAGTCAATGTACTTGTAGTGGTGTACTAACAGAAATAGTTTTCCACCATCTACACATACAGCAACAGGAGTGAGATCGTTAAGCACTTCGATTATATTGCTATCTGATCTACTTGCTGCCATACCCATCCATTTACTTTCTCACCATTCTTTAACGCCTCGGTGATAGCTGGTATATCCGGCACAAGAAACTTTTTAGGAGTCTTACTTGGATCATCGCAGATAGCCTTCCATACTTTTCTATTGCCGGATTTTTTTGCCGAAAATTCAGCGGCCTTATTTGCGAACGTTGACACGCGCTTAATTTTACCAGTACTGAAATCCTCTTCAAGCTCTTTAAGCGCGTCCTGCTGCTGCTTCACATACTCCAACATTAACACCTTAACATTCGCTTCGGTCGTTTCTACCATTGAAGTAAATGGCTTAAACAGCTCGCGGGCTTTCTTAATAAGGTCATTAAGTGGAATGGTAAATGACTGCTCCTTTTCCTTCGCAAGGCGGGCAAGCTCTTTTAAGTTCTTGGTGAGTGTGAGAGCGCGGTCGTAATCGTCTTGTGATTCAATGGAGGTAATAGCTTTGAGCTTCTTAAAAAGCGGCTGTGCTTCTGATTCAAGTGAACGCAGCACAATGGCTGCATCCACTTTTTGGTCAACTGGTTTACTTACTTGCTTGCTCATGGTCTATCTGGATTGTGGTTTTTAATATACTCCCTGATTAAGTACCTCACAAATTGTTTGCCGCTCATTTTTTTATCAGCTACAATTTTTTTGATTTTCTTTTCCTGATCGGGCTCAAGGTCAAGACCGAGATAGGAATTGCCTAGGATATTTTTTCTTGCCATACTAATTAAATTTGTTAACAAAGTTCAACACTCTCTTATCCACCATAAACGTCCTCTGACTTACTGGCCCATCAAGCAGCACACCTTCCAAGCTCTTAGCACGTGACAGCGCGACATAAAATTGGCCGGCGGCAAAAACACTTTGAGGAGTGATATGTACTTTTTCAAACGTCTGACCTTGTGACTTATGAATGGAGATTGCCCAAGCGAGTTGAACAGGGTACTGCTCATAGCTTGCGACAACTTTTTCCTGCCAAGTATTATCTACCTTTTCCTTTTCACGCCTCTCCCATCTTGCCTTGTATATATTAGCAGTTTCGCCATTCTCCATTTCAATCTTGATATAAGGTTGCTGTTCGGTTGGTAACTCAATAACTTTTCCTAACGTACCATTCACAACCTTCGATTCAAACGGGCCTTTAAGTTGTGGTGGTCTGTCAGCACTATTCTTTTTCACCATGATCTGTGCACCTACTTTAAGTGTGAGTTGGTCTATTGGATTAGCTGGCCAGTAACCATACTTAGTAGCCTCGTACGTTTCAGATGGTTGTTGAATTGCTTTAAGCTCTGACTGATTAATAACGTCTGCTTGGCGATTCAATGGTGTGAGCTTGATACGTAGATCATTGGAAGTACCTACAAGCTTGTTCAGCATTACCATGTGTTTAGCCGTTACTTTATCATTACGCATTGAATCAAGTAGCCCTAAAAATACTGGGTCACTTTGTCTGTGAACTTGGTTGAGGATTGTAACATTAAAGTTATTTTGAAAAACTCGCGAGCTAAAAATAAATTCTGAATTATAACCAGCTTTCTTAAGCTCTTTAACATCACTACTGTTAGCAACTGGAGGTAACTGGAAGAAATCACCAAAGGCAATTACCTGTACACCGCCAAAAGGTAAATCAACATTTTTAATCGCACGAAGCTCTCTGTCAATGTAATCAAACATATCAGCGCGCACCATACTGATCTCATCAATGATAAGGGTATTAAGTCGGTGCTGAATGTAGTTGATGATGTTTGGATTGTTGGTGAAGCGGTTGTAATCATGGTGGAAAATTCCTTCTGAGGGTGTAATACCAAAGATTGAGTGGAGAGTCTTGCCGCCTATGTTCAATGCAGCTAAGCCCGTTGGCGCTGCTATAACATAGTGCTTTTGACCTACGCTCGTCAGGTGCTTAATCAAAACACTCTTACCGACTCCGGGCTTACCAATGATTAACTGGCATTTATCAGTTGACTCTATTAAGTCAAAGGCGCGTTGTTGTTCGTCACTTAGTTGGAAGTCCATATTAAGACAGTTTTGATATTATGTACAACATTACCTTCTTACGCTCGCTCTGACTATGTGTATTGTCTTTAACTACCTTAATAAGGTTATCAAGTGAGTGCTTAGACTCTTCCTTCATTAACTTGATATTATCTTTTTCAGCAACAGCAGATGCTTGGCGTACTGACCATTTTTCAATTAGCTCTTTATTGTCAAAGCGGTCAGGGGTCATCTTAGCCCCTTTAACACCTGTTTCAGTAGGCTCGCATTCAACTTTGGAGCCAATGGTTTCATAGCCTACTAAACGCTTACTGAAAAAATATGAATCAACGGTAGGAGCTGTTTCATCCACATACCCGTACAACACATTATTTTTCGCGTTAAGCCTTTTACCTATATATACTAGTTTCATATCATCACAATTTGAAGGTTGCTAAATATACCACGTCTGTTGCCGACTTCTTTTTTCTTTTCTTCTGAGATAGCATTGAGCTGGTCTGCATACTTACAGATGCGTGGGTAGCCATCTCTTGCTGGCCTCATCCATACGTCTATGCACCATTGGTCAAGTCGTGCGTGTGCTTGGTACATACGAGCACCAATCGTTCCTACTCTCGCATCAGGCTTACAGAAGCCTACACCATTCTGCACAATGGTAGATGAAGCAGATTGCTCGTTAAGTGTTTGATTTTTATAGATAGCGAGCAGTGCGCGACCTATAACACGTGTTGGATTTTCTTTGATTTTAGCGGCTAACCATTCTTTGGTCACGGCTGGTTTGTTAGGAGTTTTCATAGTTGTATTTTAATTGCGCATAAAACAAGAAGGCAGGCTTGAGAGTGGTATAACTTAAAAAGTGGTATGTATTTCGTCCACACTCAGTACCTAACATATTAGGCTACCTGTCTTCTGTATTACTTTATTGTTTGTTTTAATTATTAAGGTTTTACTTCCTTCATTTCGTGGATAGCTTTTTTATCTTCACGCTTCTGGAGTGTTGACTCTCCTTTTCTCTCACCGTTCAAGGTATAGTACTTATATCCTTTGGAGATATTTTTCAGCATGTCCGCTGTTGAAATTTTTACTGTTTTACCATCTGCTGTTGACTTATTAACCGGCTTGGTTTCCTTTTCAGCCTTTGCCAATTTCTTAGGAGCTGCTTTAGTTGCTGGTGTTGACTTCGTTTTTGTTTTCATGATTTCTTGTTTTTTGTTTTGTGAAATTTCTTTTACTGCTTCTTCAATAGCACCGGGCTTCATCTTGCGACTAGCTTTTTCCACTGCTTCTTTTGTTGACTGCTTTACTTCCTTACTGAGTTCTTTCTTTGTCGGCAGCTCAGCACGCTTTGGCGCTTTAGCCACCGGTGTTTCTTCTTCATCTTTTACTGGTAGCTTTACTTTAGCTACTGCTGGTCCTTCCACTTTCTTACCCTTGTGGAATACTGAATACACATCGGCTTTATCTTCTAAGCTGAATTGGTTTTCCACTTCGAAGTCACCTGATTTCAATAGCACCACAAACTGTTTGTGGGCTGATTTGAGCGATTTCTTTTTCGCTTCTTCTTGTGCTGATACTAAGTCCATACGTCTTGCAAATTGAGTTTTTAAAAATTTATTTGGATGAAGTGATAACGCTTTACTGAGAGCGTTTGAAAATTTTTCCGCGGCAATCTTTACTAACCTTGAGCGCGGTGCCACTACGATGAATGGGTAGTCTGTCATATATGTAGGGGTTGAATGGAAGATCATGACAACTATCTATTATTGGCTGCATTCTTTTGAGCTGTTACAAATAAATCAGCTATGCGCGCCATATTTTGTAATTCCTCACGCGCTACTTTTTTACCTGCAGGGTCACCATTTTCAAGTACTAATAAAAGTGCTGGTAGTATACCAGACCATGTTGGGGTTACATCTATTGTTTCCATATTTTTATTTTAGTTAATCATTTTTGTGGCTTGCGCTTTAAACATTTTTGAATCAGTCTTACCAAGTTCAACTTTAACACGCTCAACTAACTGAGCGATTGAATAACGCTTATCATAATTTTCGTCAAGCAAAGCGCAAAGGCAACCTTTCCAATATAGCCAAAGGTTGTCCGTCATGATGTAGCTGCCAGAACGATCGCGGTTAAACTGGTCTATGATGTATTGTGGTGGGATGAGCTCTTTCATGATTTCAGTAGTTAAGAAAATGTGTCGTGTGAAAACTCAAACCGCCTTTCAAGACCTTCGTTGTCCATACCAGTAAGATACACTGTGGTACTGTCCATTGCTTTAGAAGTAACTTCATACAAATGCGATTTAATTATAAACATGTCACCGACTTTTATCTTAGGCACACTGCCTACGTATATTTCAATAGTTGTCATAAAGGAATGTTCATTAAGTTGTTTAACTAATAATTTTCTATTTGTCTTGCGTATCGCAGCAAGTATGTATTTCCTAAGCTGATTTGGTGTGAGTGTTATACCATTAAGAT